CCCATGTATTATTGAGAAGTGTATAACTTGCATAGACAATGTCATTTTCAATTAAACACACATCTCGTGCGGCTGGTCGCGTAACGTGCGTCATGTTCGAACAAGCTCTTTTTTATTGCTTTTAAACTGCTGTTTTTCGGTCTTTTTGACTTTCGAAGATGTTTAAGCGATCGAAGGGCCACCTAGGTTACATGCGCCGTATAGAAAAATCGCAGAATTCACATTTTCTTATGCACTTGTGTTATCACTACCGCGTCTGTTATCCCGACCCGGTTTGCGACTTTTTGAAAGAATCCCATCTCTCACGTACCTTACTTGATTGTTAGTTTTCGTAGGTGTCATCTCTCGTAACTTCTTTGGTTTTGTGCTGACTTTCTTCTTCTTGTTTTCAGGGTTCGTTATGTTTAAGAGATTCAGAATTTTTCTGATTCCATCCATGCGGTGCTTATCCTCATTGCGCAGATAGAAGCGTGCTATGTTATTTACTTGGTTTGAATTGCTTAGCAATAACTTCGGGTTTGCTCTCACTTTCTGTCTCGCTTGCATTACTGCTGATGAGTAATCTATAAACGCCTGATTTCCTATCATCATATATTCGAGCTTGTGCACGGATTCAACGCCGCCAAGTCTTGGATATACGTTACTGGTTGCGACCTGCTTTAGTTTGAAACTTGCATAATTCATATTCAATTCATTTATTCTCAATGCGTTGCTTGGTGCAACAGCAGTTGATTTCTCAAAAATGTAATTTTTTTTCGCACTTGTGAGTCTGTATTGTTTTAAGAAAGGTATATCTATCATCTCATATCGAGCAAATTCACCAATATTAAATTCATCTTTCTTCAAACTTTTGAGTTTGTGTGCGAGACAGGTCAAAAAAAGTCTTCTAATTACTGCGTCCACATGTTTCATGTCAAATGTCATGAGTTCAATAAATCTGTTTACGTTTGCATTCGCGTTTGAATTCACGTTTGTATTCGAATTTGCATTCGAATTTGCATTCGAATTTGCATTCGAATTTGCATTCGAATTTGTATTCTTTTTCGTCTTTGTATTTATATTTATACTATCCTGAATTAGTCTCTCGAAAAATAGCTCTTCCTGATTCTGATTGTTAGGGTTAGAGTTATGCATGCCAAAGGCTTTTGTCAATTTGAAGACAGATTCATGTGTGAACCTGTATTTTTGTTTTCCGTTCTTATCTTTGTGTTCCTTGATTCCAAATAGTAAGACTATATCACGTTGCTTTCTGTTACCTCCCTTTGCTACAGTGATACCCTGTCTTTCATCTTTACGCAACTTCAAGGGTTTGTTCAAGTTTTGGATTCCTATCATTTCCGAAATTAACTGAGTCTTTTTTTCGTCATTACTTTCCTTCAACTCCTCGTCCAATTTCTTGATTTTGAGCCTCAGTTGCAGTTCACCCCGTCTTTCGTTGCGATTATATTTAGTGTAGACAACACCCTCCGAGTTCTTTGCCGTCGCACCCCTACGTGCTAAGTTGACTGGCTTTTGCAGATTGAAGAGTGTCTTATATTTGTTCCGAATGGTACCCTGTTCAGTAACAACACGACGGATAAGATCCTTTTGGTTTCTCTGCCGTTGTTTTTTTAGCCTTTCCATCTCTTTTCTATTATCGTCGTATGAACCAACAACCCTGGTAGATGGTACCTGCATTAGTGGATTCTTATCATTAAGAAGCTTATCAAGAAGCTTTCCTAATTTTTTTTTGTCAATATTTGGATTACTTTCGTACTTGTCGCGCAATTCTGTCTGTGTTTGTAATAAAGCTTGAGTCAAATTATTGTGCGCAGTAGCCAGTGCCTCATGCATATTAGTGAGTTGCTTCATCAGTATTGGTGGCTGTGACACTTGATACTGTCCAGACCTGCCAACACACGCAGCATTGGCAGGACACTTTGCAAATACATCGACTGGATTCAGCATGACATTACACCCGTCCTTGAGCTTCTCAGGATCGTCTTCCCATGTACTTGCAACATGTTTGATGAATTCATCGAAAGCTTCTTGGATTTTTTCAAACTTAATGTACTCTTGATTGGTTATGTTTACACGCTTGAAATGTTTCAGATACGATTCTTCACTCTGGTTTTTCGCTAGTGATTTCATTGAATGATTGTTGATCCACGAGTCCACCTTTTTTACAGAACTTGAGTTTGTCATGGGAGCATAGTATGCATTATATATGCAGTCCCGAGCCTGTCTAAGCCTATCCAAATCAATCTTGGTGCCTTTATAATGCGTTAGCAGACGGAAGGGGTCTTTCTCGTTGAGAATTTCTCCCAAAACTGTTTTCGTTAACATACATGTTTTGTCATTACTTTTCAGGCATTTATCTAAATTCGCCAGTGCTTGCTCTCGTTGGCCTGGATCTATAGATGGATACGCCTGCACACAAACATTCGAGTTGACAGAATTCTTACTGGTATTTATGCTCTTGTTGCTGCTCGTGCTTTCTGGTTCTAAGGCACCAGTCATGTTCCTGTCACCAATCAAGTTTAGGTACCAATCAAGATTAGGTGATGTTCCCTCCAGGTTTCTATTTTCGTTTCCATTCTTGTTTCTATTCTTGCTTCTTTGTACGTTTCCATTCATGTTTATATAAATCACCATTTTTATTTAAAGACTACTTTCAAACATTTCATAATTAAATGTCGCGTATAACGAAACGAAATGATGCGTATCTTGCACGTGTACAAGCGAGCATGGACTTCGAAAGGAAAGTTCGCCAGGAACGGTACGAACGGAAAACTCATTTCGACAACAGAAAGACAGAGAGATTTAATAACATGAAACAAGCAAAAAACGAAGCACACAACGAAGCACAAGAAGAGTTGAAGTTTGAGGAAAGGGAAAGGGCTAGGGCGAGAAATTTGAAGATCAAGGCGTCTAACGATCGTTATTCAGAAATGTGGATCGCAACAACTGGTGTGTCCGTCGCAACAATTTTGAGTGTTGTGATTCGGGGTGGTGACACTGGGCATTTGTTAAATAGACTAGAAATCAGGGCATACAATAAGTCGACAAAATCCGTTGAATTTGTGAGTTTGATGAGTACTGTCAAGATCTTCATGGATATGAATTTTCCTGAAGCAAAGATGAGTAATCGAGGACAAGTTGAAATTAGCAATCTAGTTTTACCATCAGGAGTATACAACTTCATTCGCGATTACTGGCTATCGTCAGGGGCGATACGGAGCAACCCGATGACAACGGAAAATTTAAGCACTGATACAAGCAACCCGATGACAGTCCCCGCTACTACGGTGTGATCGTCATATGGCTCTATTAATGGTGAGAATAGCTTCGATGACAAAGTCTCTTTTACGGAGACATGACGGAGAGAAGCTTCTAGCTCTGTCAAGAAGCATTTATTATCGTTCAATTTCCAATGAAGCAGAATTACACAACTAAAAATGATATGTATCCACAAGATGTAGAGATTAAAAGAAAAATGTGCCAGAATCATGAAAAGGTAGATGAGCAGGTGCAAAACTCCAATCGCGTTCATAGGTATGGAAAGTTAATGTAACAATTGTTTTTTTATTTGTGAACAAAAACTTTGATCACTCTGAAAAAGTGAAAAAAAAAATAGTCAATAATAACAAATAAACATGCCTCCGAAGAAAAAGGCCGAAGGTTATGTACTGCCTGTTAAGGAATTTAGGACAACGAAACATAGAAATTTTGTTGCGACTGGCACGGCCTGTTGTAATGAATTCATCCCGTACACGTTTTGTGCGAAAAGGTTTAAGTTGAGTAAAGGCCAGGAATACATTATCCACAGAATGAAACAATGGCCAGCACCTGAGCTGCAAACACAACATAAATATGAAGAATCTACAACAAGACGGATCCCTCGTGTGCTTGTCGATCATGAGGTTGGATCGGGTAAGTCAGAACTCGCAATACAGATTGTTTCTGAACATTTGAAGACCGGTCACCATGCGATTATTGCATGCCCTGATATGGACAATATAAATACATGGCAACAGGAGATTTTTAAGGACAGGCCCGGTCAGACTCAACCATACACAAATTGGTCGTTTCATCCCTCAACTCGTCAGGCCTTGAATGCTATTTATAGATCCAAGATAAAGAATGTACATGACTCTCAAAGTAAACAGACCACTGAACCCGGAGGATCAGTCTACATCAATACACATGAAATGGTTTTTCGTACCATATGTGCATTAAATTCGGAATCGAATCACTGGTCGAAAACAGGAAAAAAAGTACCATATGCAAAAGATCAAGCAGAATTTGTGATTAAAAAAAATGGTAAGAATACAACTGTTAAAAAAAGTCTTATAGACCAGATTCGATTGCACACTCAAAACTTTTTGATTATTATTGACGAAGCACATCAATGTGTGGACACAACCAAGGAAAAAAAAACATTTAGAAGAAACAGAAAGTCAACTGGGTTTGAACACCAGTACAAATACGTCAATTCCCTAGCACTTCTGGGAATGTTGATGTTTGCGGATGCCAGTTGTAAAATTGTTCTAATGACAGCTACAGCAATGCACGTCAGTGGTATTGCGGGGGTTGCGGCATTAGTTTACTCATTGTATGGAAATAGACGAAAACTAAGAATGAAATCTCCCAGGAAAGTTCCGAATGATCCGGACATATCCAATAAAAATAAGGAGCAGAAATTCAATAAGAAACAACTCAATAATAGCGAAGAGAATGACTTCATTTCAAGTGTCGGGAGTGAGAACGGAAATGACGAAGGACAGGTTGACGACGTAGGTGGAATTTCCAATGATGAATTCAACAAGCTGTATTTAAACAAATCACAAGAGAGAAACCTCAAACCCATTGCATCCCTTATACAACCTGAGAAAGTAGGCATACTGGATGAAGCAGAAGAAATGTTCCACTACTCACTAAAAAAATTCTTAGGAGTGGTGAAACCTACCGAAAAAAATGTGCAACTCCGTCTCGGTGCAGAGTCTCGACAACGCTTCAATAGTTTTTTGAATACCTTGATCTTTGATGGCGGGAAACATTCAATCTATGCGAGTCTTTTTGCTGAGATAACAAATGATTGTATTGAATACTTCTCTGTCTTATACAAGAAAGCAAATTCTAAGACTCTAAAAGACGAGTATCACGGAGTCACGGGTTATATTAGCCATTGGAGTACAGCAAAAGATGCATCTTTATACCCGAAAGCGTCTTTTGCCACTTGTCCAATGTCACCAAAATTTGACTTCGAAAAGCCTTGTGTGTTTCCACTCGAAGTGCCGTTTGCTCCAATTCATAACCTTATGTTGAAGCCAAGACGCAATGCTTTACAAAACCTAAGAAGCGTGCACGACAGAATTGTTGGCAGGAAGGTTAATACTGTGGTCCCATTAAGTCAGTCCAACAGATTACTGGGGCTCTTACAGGGACGTCAACAAAAGAAAATTGATTTAATTTTTCCTCTGAATAATTCAAACTTTGTACACCCAATCACAAAGGCGATCGCATATAGTACTGTAATCTCGGACATACTCAATCATGTACAGAAAGTACAACCACCAAACCAATCAAAGTATTCACCGAACCAACGAGATTCGTCAAGTGAGAAATGGAAAATAACGAACACACAAAAAGAAGTCTATCCGACTGTTCTTCAACGACACAAAGCGATGGTGCTAAGCATATCTGCCACTGAGCAGCAATCGAGTGGAAAGAAACACACGAGCAACACAAACATTAGAAAGAGAATAAAAATCTTAGCAGATAATTTAGAAACAGTTCAAAATCAATTAAAAAGTCACAAGGAACAAGAGAATAAGAAGGAGAGGCGTGAACGACACTTTGGTGCTGCTGTCAGACAAGGGACAAGAGGGGTGACGAGACAAATACAAAAATCGGGAAGGATAGAAAATTTGCGTGTGAGAGAAGCTGGACTAAAAAAACAGCTTAAGCTCTTCACTTTTCAACGACAAATCACTGCAGACGCTCTTAAGAAATCAGACGGACAGACAGCCAACAGAAAACTGCTACATGAACAATTTGAAGATGCAAGAACATATTTTGAAAAGTTACAAAAGATAACTAAGAAAAACTCAAATGCTGCGAGAGGGGTGAGCGAACACCATAAAGAAGAAAAAGAAGATGCTGCCGCGAAAGTCAATCACTATGGAGAACTCTTTTTAAAAGAATTAAATGAAATTTTCAAGCGCAACACGAATGAAACAATTAAGGTTGATACACGCATAAGATTGGAGACAAGAAAGAAGTTTGTGAAAGTGAGGAACGACTTATTAAAAATGGAGACTGGAATTTCATCTTTATCATTAGCAAATCTAACTGCAACTATCAAGCATGACGGAAAAGAGGAGTTAGTTGGGCAACCGTTGTCCATTTATGGTCACGACAAAACGAATCCAGTTTTTTTCAAATCAACGTCATCGTTGCCAATGTTCTCATTGTTTAGTTCAGCAAATATGATAGTTGCAAACATAATTCGTTCCACCAGCAACAGAGTGATCACCGACGCCCGCTTTGAGTCACAACGTTTACGTCAAGTGCAGTTGAAGCATTTGGAGACGACGAGCTCACAAGGAGTGAAAGTCACTCTTCCACAAGATAGTAGCAAGGGGAATGTCATGGTTTATGTAGATTCTGGTGCTCGTTCTGAAGCAACTGAATTGGCTCATATTTTGCTGAACCAGGCGGGGTGCATTCAACTACAATCGGGTCTGAACGAAGAAGCAAGCAATCCCAAATCAAGCGTTTATGCCATCACGTGCGTAAAGAAAACGACAAACACATTGAATGTAACTCCGTCATCTTTTTATGGCCGGAAAGATAAGAATGGGCAAGATTACTTGTTTCAAAAACAGATCTCAGCTCACATCTTTGAATTCCGAGCAGGTTCTCCCCCACAGATAGCTGCTAGAGATTGGTTAATTCATGTACAAAAGGGTGTAAGGCTTTACATCGCACAGTTTCAGTCTGGAAGTCAACCGAACTCTGACTCTGGTTTAGCACATCTTCTAAAACCAGCAAGAGGTGTTCAGCAGCTACTAAAGGAAGATATCAATGGCATAAATGTCAGTCTGCTTGGTGTAGATACAAGAAAAACTACCGCACAAGCATCAGCTCAACATTCACGATCAAGCTCCCCATCTTCCTCGTTTATATACGACAAAGAATTGACCGCTTATCACAATCCGTATTTGAGTTTGTTATACAGCCTTTTACAGCATGTTACATCTGGTGAAGTTTTGTCGCATATTACAAATATTTATTCATTAAGTCTCGCCAATGTGACATGGAATAATGATCAAAAGAATGAAATGAATCGCTTGATAATTAAGACACGTAATCAATTGCAAGACATCAGAGTTATGATATTCTCATTGATTCGAGAATGTAGAAGTCACATAGATTCTCATCTCAAAACTCCCATCTTCTTCAGATATTTTGTGTCGAAAACGAAGAGTATCACTGTCGGATCACACACGACTCGACATCAATTAAATAGATCCAGTAAATCGCTACTGGGTGGAATATACAACATACCAGAAAACAACACAGGAGATTTGTGCAACGCGATTCTTTCGGAGATGACGCATGGTGGATCCTTTTTTCACACTCCATATGCCGTCCTCTATCACAAACAGCAGAAAAGACAACCCATAAGTAATGCACAAAGAAAGCAAATCTTTGGAAGGAATACAAGAAACTGTGCTCTTAACTTGCATCCCCAAAACACGGTAAAAAGAATAGATTTGAAGACGACAAACGTTTCCTTTTTTGGCAATCGTAATGGTGAAACAGCCAGGTTTGTTCACCAAGAAACGGGAGAGAACGAAAATTATCTTATTTCTCCCAACGCGAACCGCGAACAGAATGAGGATTCTGAAACGAACGATAGTTCACGAAATTATTCTAAAACGAACAATAGTTCAAGAAATACTTCAAGCGCGAATACAACGAATGTTATAGATACTTCGAACGGGTCTCAAAACAAACCTAATAAAAATAAATTAACTAACAAAAAATCGAACAATGCAAAAAGAAAACCCGGTAAGAAGACAAATGACGAAACCTTTGGAATGAAGATATTGAAGGCGAACGATACTTTACCACTGAAAATTTTTTCAAATCATATAAAATTTGACCATAAGTTATTCGGTTGCGAAGACAAGTGTGACGCGTATAATTACACAGATTCATTGTATTCGTTTGCGAAGTCCGTCTGTAACTTGAAGAGTGAGGTTGCATTGGGACAAAGCAAACTGATCGGTAGTGTAAGAAAACTTTTGCAATGTAACGCACAGAAGCGCCTAAATGTTTATGATTCAAATCAGGAAATAACCAGACTAAAAAGTCACAGTGGCTTCAGGGCAACCAAAGAAAACTTTTATTTTAAGCTAATGCGTGACAACGCTGCGAATGCCCCCTTGTTTTCAAACTACATCAAAGGCATAAATAACAGTGACAATAATAATAATCATAGTAGAAATAACCTCAAAGGCACAACTAAGACAACCCTTAAGGGTACAACTAAACCAAAGAGAATTGCTCCAAGTATCAGAAAGTACAAGTTCGCCGTTCAAATGCTGCGAATGGGTCTGTACAAGTACTGGTTGAAGAAACATCTCAATAAACCAATTCAAAAAAACATATTGACACAAATTGTGAATCATTTCACAGAGTTAGCTAGAAACGCAAAGGTTACTTCCAAAACCATCATTCAAGACTTATCTAATAATTCCAGTGAATTTGTGAAGTTCAAAAGAAGTGCCACGAAAGACGTGATGGGATGTTTCATGCAGGTAGAAACAGAGGCTGCTAAGACAACCGTGAATCAATATCCGATTTTGAAAATAGAACCTATTCTTTCGAAGTCGATACGACAAGTCGAAAGATTAGACCCGAACAAGAAAGTTACCGTTCTGAAAGAAAAATATACGCTACCATTTGTTGATGATGCTGATGCCGAGGGAATATTTGATCTTTGGGATATACCTGGCAGCGAATCCATTTTAACTTTTGTCAAGTCCAGGGTTAACGGAACGCAAATTGTGTTGAATTTAAAGAAGGAAAGAGTAATCGTGACTGCAGAAAGTCAATACGGTAATGCACTTGAGAAACATTTCCTTTCACGTCAAAAAAATGATATAAAACAATTGCAACCAGAACAAATTAAATTCGAAAGACAATTCTTGCAGAGAGGCACAAAAAAACAATGGTCAAAAGTACATTTCCGATCAAAATCAGTGGACAAACAATTTCTTCGACTTCTACCAATGCTAGCGAAAAATCAAATGGAAAACGAACTGAATGTAAGTAAAGTTCTTGCGGAAGATCGAAATGCAAAGAAGACTTTGCCAAAGTCTGTTCACGCAATAAAATTGGCACAACGTGCTTTCGTAAGCCGGAAAGCCATACAGAAAAGGAAAGCAATAGAAGCACAGAAACCCAAACCAACCAAACCAACCAAACCAACCAAACCAACCAAACCAACCAAACCAACCAAACCAACAAATCAAACAAATCAAACAAATCAAACGAGAACCAATCTGACACCGAAACCACTTTCTTCAAAATCACCACTACGCACTAGTTAGCAAACGACTTGTCTCCGTCGTCATTGTCTCCGTCATCCATGTCAACAACCTCGCACGCGACATGAACCTCGGGTTTCATAGGAACTTCGTCCCACTCCGCAGTGCAGACGTTCCATTTCTTGGGTGCCCCATGTTTGTCGTGTGGAGCGCGACCGCGCGGACGCGGAAAAGAAGCCATCACCACCCGCGGTGCCTGCCCGGTGACGACAGACTTCTTAGCAGACTTCTTAGTGGAAGCATCGTGCTTTGACACACGACCAGACTGCACCACCACCACCCGGTCCTCGTACTGGCCGGTATTGTAGTTCCACACCTTGGGTGAACCACAACGGCCACGAGGTGGGCGTCCACGGGGGCGTGACTTCAACATGGCTGCACCACGGACGCTCACTGCGAGCGTGACGTGAAGCCTTCGCCTCGTGCGTGTGCGAAAGGTGTTTACTAACTACAAGAGACCACATGGGAAGCTGATGGGAGGTGATAAATAACACTTCCCATGTGGTCTCTTGTAGTTAGTAAACACCTTTCGCACACGCACGCGCCAGTCATCATGGACTGCGTGCCCGAGGATTCTCACGCTTCCGCCGAGGATTCTCACGCTTCCGTGTCGGGGGGGCACCTTACGTGGTTGGAGCCTTGCTTGGAGCCCAGCCCCGCGCCTGACCCCGAGACCGGGCCGGAAGACCTGTACTTGCACAAGCTCGTCGATGCCTTTACAGAGAAAACAAAACTTCTGCACTGGATGGCCTACGGATTCGCGGACGGGGACAAGGAAAAGGATGATATTATTGCAGATTACGCGGGTGACGATAAGGCTGTTCACAAGATGGAGCTCAGGTTGTTTGTGCTCATGCTTGCAATGGGCAACATGAACAACATGACCAACATGACCAATGCAATGGGCAACATGATCAACCCTGAGCTCCAGCAACAAGCAACGCATATCCTTGCTGTGTACGAAACTGCTTTGAACAGTCGTCTCACCGCGCTCGCATGCGACCTATCGCAGGCAGCCAAGAATGCAAAGAAGGAGATCGTCGAAGCGGGATTGGTGGACGGAGAGATAGTGCAGCACTTTCTGCCCAAAGTGCGCAAGTGGGTGCCCAAGCGGGTCGGTAAAAACGGCTCATGGGAGTTCTGAACATGGGGCTGGTGGGTGATGATTTTGTTGTGCGAATGGCACAAGTCACGTGGTGGTAGGGGGTGACGGCGCGTTGTGACATCGGAGACAACAACGTCAACGTCGGAACGTACATAGTGACACTGGTGTGAAAGGGTACTCTCACTGTCATATTTGTTGTATTTAACATTATAAGGTTTTAATGCTGTGCCATATCTCTGCGTGGGAAAGGAGAAAGGAGTTGTGGCATGTGCGTCAGGACGTGGGTGTGGTCGTAGGTGGCACATGTGGAAAGTCCATGGCTGCCAAAAATCCTTCGTGAAGGTCGCCCCTAAGCTTAATTCTCTTCTTCTTTCTCTCTTCAATTGAAGAGAGAAAGAAGAAGAGAATTAAGCTTAGGGGGCCTTGAGTTCGGCCACTTTTTTGCAGCCATGGACTTTCCACATGTGCTATCTGCGGAAGGTGAGACGCCATGCAACACCTGGTTCTTCTTGAAGCCGATCTCGAGACATTTCAGACGACCAATGAGTGGGGTTTTGTTGACGAGAATGGTAGACAGACTACTGTGACACAGTTGATCCAAAACGCCCTACTATCTACTAACAGCAAGAAACATGAAGCATTGTGTCAGTTTCTACTCACGATGGTCACCAACGACAACGAGTTTTACCAGCTTGGAAAAGCACCCGGACCAGCAGGTGATCGCATAATTTGTACGATTGCAGTGGAACCAGATGTCGTCAATGATGTGATACAAGCGCGCACAGAAGCATACAACGATCTTCTTGCATCGTCGCTCCCCCCAAAGAAGAGACTCCCCCCGAAGAACAGACTTGAGCAATGCTTGACCATGATTTCGAAGAAGCCATTATCTTTCATCAAGACCACCCCATCCTCAAAGTGTCTCAAAGTTACGCAATGTGATATCGAGAAGGCCACTGGCGCTCTATGTGACTTATCTTCTTCGGAGCGTCTGTGCTCCTCACCGGCATCAAGGATTCAAAGCAGTCCATTATCGGATACAAGTTCGATTGCCAATCTCGCGTCACCAGGCGGTACGAGTCTGAATCAAGCAAGAAGCTGTCTACTGAGCCATTTATCGTGATGCTATCAATGCTTCCACATTCACATTGTCCCTTATCGTTCGAATCGTTCTCTTTACGACAGTTTCAGAATTTGGATGTGTCTTGTCAGATCTGGTCTTGTATGCAGAAAACGTTTCTATGCCATCAACGATCGTTACATTGCACTCGAATATAGTATTGACACCATATCCTTCAAACTCAGTCGCCGAAACTTGTTGTTTGATGATATAGGAGTCGTCAGACTCATCATACGAGGCCAAATAGTAAGGTTTCTCGTCATCATCTGTGTCTTGCATCAAAATTAGATCTATCGTATGATTAGATTTGAGTTTGAATTGTGTGTCATCCCTTCCGTATACACAACTCGCCTTCCCAGGTGGTACCAAAATGATCCCGTCTGTCGGGTAAGGAAGATAATGTTGATTGTTCAAAAAACCCAGTGCGGTTTCAAGATTGTCTTTTGTGAGTCTGTAGAAAGGTTTGGCGTTTAATATCACAGATGAACTTTCTTCATGAATGCACATCTCAGCAAGCTTCTCGCACCTAGCAAAACGTCGATATAAGTGCAATTGACGCAAATTGGAACCTTGATAAGAATAACAATCGAACAACAAAATATGTGACCAGCCATTACTCGCCTGCACCAGCTCACCATCAAAAAGACTACCACCATTCTCGCTTAACTCATTCGGAACGTTTACTTTCAACAAGTGTGCTGTCCCATCACGTCCTAGCATCACACAAACTTTCCTCCAGTCTCCGTCGATGTAATAATTTACAAAAACAAGCAACACTCGAATTCCATCAGCTTTGGATGTGAAAGAATAATTGCCACACATTATACTCCTCACATGAGAGGATTCTACAGTGATAGGCAACCCCCCAGGAAACCGGAACGATGGATATCGTTTCAAACTTGGATCGTTAAGTTGCATTGCCGTTTGCTGCACAAAATTGATCAAACGAGTGTCGTGAATTCGGTGACATTTCGAAAATCCCAATTCTTCTTCTTCAAACATCATTACCACAAATACAAAATTTTACTCTTTAAATGGTTTTTATCGTGATTTTATATGATGGGTTATGCTACTTTAAATAGTTTCTTCTCCATGACTGGTTTTTCTTTCGCAAACGACTAAAACGACTAAGGTGTCGAACCCTTAGGGTTCGTGCCCAGAGCGCATTAATTCGTTTTAATTCATTGTAGTGAACGAGCTTGTTACCAATTTGTAAAAGGCGATCGCGGGTTTCCTGGTGTTTTGTATCATTGTATTCTCGCTGCACGTCCAGAAAGAGAACTGTTCGTGATTCCTTAGTGCGATTCTGAACTCCGTGTTCAAAAGTGTCATCGAACACAACATCTTTTCCGGCCTCCCAGCTATGTTTGAATTCCTTACCATTTTCATCCCACAAAGAGATATGACAATTTTCAAATGCCTTCGGCACCCGCAACCCCAGGTGGTATCTCAGTACCGCCTTGGTAACGCCCCTGTGTGGCTCCAATTCTGCCCCGGGGGAGAGGGTACTGAAAATAATAGACGGGAAAGGCTGACCCGCAGAGTTTAGAATGCGCATGGTGTTTGGGAACATATTAGCAAATTTGGTGTCGTTACCGAATAGACGTAATACAATTGAGTTCCACTTATCATATTTGTCTATAGTACTTGCATATACACCAACACTACTCTTGTGTGGTGCTACAGTAAACTTTGAAGTAAATGCTTCGTATTCCTTTAGAAATATATTGTGATGAGAGCGTATGGAGTCCCGCCATTTTGTATTGATGTTGAGGATTGGACTGTCACTCATGGGTAGTAGAGCCTCCAACGTATCAATCTCCATCTGAATCTGTGTGTTAGTCTGATTCTCCCTAAGAGACTCCTCTAAATCTGTAAGTGAGCTTGTACCAAAACTGAAACAGAATATAATGGTGAATATTACCAAGCAAAAAGAAAATATTACTAAGAAGATTGAGTGCCACATCTCTGTTTTCTTATTTATATATTTTTGATGGTTGCTTAGGGCGCGGTATGATCGAGCCCAGTTTTTTTGAGCAAGTCAGAGCCTCCTAAGAAGCCCCGTGGTGACGCCCCTATGTGGCTCCAATACTGCCCACCTCCGCCTCTATCAACTCAGCGTCATAAAACAACTACCTGTTTGAGGAGAATATTGAATCCTAAAGTCTCATTTATAACGTATACATTTTCTATCGCCACAATTGGTATTACCATTGCTCCTTTTACGAACTCTGCAAATGACAGTTTATTACCTCCTTTCGAAACGACCTCAGTCTGTACTGTTGACCTGTTTTGTGGTAGCTTTAATCTTAACAGTGACCCATTGGGCATTTTCCGCAAATGACCCACGAAGGTAACGTCTACTAAATCTACTCTTTGTTTTTTTACTGATTTCTCCAACTTTGAGGCGATTCTATAATAAAGATCACTGGTAATACCATCTGACGGCAACAAGATTTCACAATAGCATTTTCCATCAGACTCATATAGTCCCGTGTATAGTTGACACCTGGGCAATTGAACTGTCAAGCTTTCGAACTCATTGTACAGCAAATCGAAATTATAACTTTTTCCATTGATGATAGCTCTTGGTGAAGCAGTTTCTAACCTACTAATATCCACATTTTTAGCTTTCACAACAGTGTGCATTGTGTGTGTCTTACTAAACACACATATTGTTTTTCAATGATTTTACCCAACAACTTTTATGTATATTGATAACATCATGTACCAACCCACATTAAACATTCCTGAACAAACATCAAGATTAGTAAGCAACAAAGAAGACCCTGCCATACAATACTTTCTAGGTACTTACAACAGAAACGTGATTCATAACATGATAATCAAGGCTGTGCACGAATCAAGTAATGGTAAAGCGAGTATTGGAAAACAATCGGACAGTGAATTACAGGTTGTTATGATTCACATCCTACAAATGGAGTACAACCAACACCACAGCATTATGGACCTCAACAAAATGGTTGTGAGACAGTGCTCAGATAACATACTACAAAACATGGCCTATTACATGAAATATATTACAGACTTGAACACACCAGGTCCAATAGGTGCCTCACAAACAACCATGGACTTGCTACTACCAGCAAGCACTAGGGATTCAAGAGAACGTGCTTTCCAAGACATGATCTAGGCTTGCGACGCAGGCCAATTAAAAAAAAAGATTATTATAACAAAATGACATCAGTATTTGGCATACCATGTCAAAAAGCACCCAATCTAGGAGATATTTACTTTTCAACTGGGCTCTTCCCGATCACCAATTTCCTTAAGTCAATTGTGAGAAATCCTGATGCCTCGATGACTAAGCATGAACAATTTTTCTATTCTAAAATGTTCTTGACAATGTATCTCTTTTACATCGTCTTTCGTATCCCAAGAGAACTCTCGTTGTTTCTAAAGACTAGTATTGGTCTGAATTACAGCATTGTCTTATTAGTCAACATGCTCTTTGTATTTGAATTATTGAGGCGGTATGGATATGAATGTACCATTTTCCTCGTAATTCTGCTTTACATTGTATATAACCTTGTGGTCTATATGATTCCTATCCTGGCGCGATCACCAGTTGGTGAGGTCTTACCAGAACTGAAAGAAATTCCAGCTGCAACAAGAAAACCGGGTGTCAATCATTGCCGAAGACTGGTCGTCTGTCGAGCGACACCAGTTTTCGACAACCACATCTTTCAAAGAGGAAAACACGAAAAATGTCTTGAGTGTGCCAAAATAAACGAAAAGATCATTTTCAAAGGTACAAACAAAGGCTGTGAGTCAACGAAACGAGATATCGACGCAAAATCATGCTATGAATGCACAGAAGGGAATGAACCTGATTACGGAAACTGCTCGTATGATCAAACGGACTGTGAAAACGTGAATATGGTTCTAGACTTACTAGAAGAAAAGTCTTTATTAAAAACTGATAAAACTGAGGCATGCAAAGAGGGACATGGATCACTGTGCTGGTTTGGAAAAATTCCTGGGACTGATGAATACAGAGGGTGGAAGTGGGAATCCACGACCGGAGTGCAAGACATTAGAATCGACCCCAATGATCGAGCCTCTATTGGGCTGGGCTTTCCAACCCAAGAAATTTGCATGGCAACAATGGAAAAGTACCAGTCGAAGTCGTCAAAAACGCCAATTCCAGAGGACACCTGCGTAAAAGGCGTGTGTGACGTTTCTGACAAAAGAGCAGAATGCGCATGCTCCGAATACGCGGATGCAGCGCAATTCCTGAACCCCTGTGAATTCTTGGAAAAACATTGTGATGAAAAGTCAATTGCTTACACAGAAGCACAACTCAAACTGAAACAGGCTGATGTCAATGTTGATGATATTATTTCAGTCGGAAATGTCGACAACTTCTTGAATGACTTGGATAAAATTGCTTCATCACTGCCCTAGCGCAACTTAGGGTCGTAGGCTTCGGGGGTAATCACCTGGAACTGGTTAGTATCTTTAGGCCTGGTACCAGGCCGATTATAGCACCAGGGTCTTTGAGCATGCTTATCTATAGCACAATATTCATCCACAGTAATCCCCATGCCACATGCCAAACATTCCGCAGTCATTGCTTTGCAACAACCTCTGGGCTTTTTTTCAACTACAGCCTTACCTGTGTGTGTGAGCCATTGGAAACACCCGGGTATTTCAGCATTTCCTTTTATAGCACAATATTCATCCAAAGTTTTCCCTTCGTTGCATGCCAAACATGTCGCAACTCTGGTTAAGCAACAGGTCTTGCCAGAGATTGTTAACTGGTCAGCGATACGAGGTCCCTTCTCATCCTTCTCATCCTTCTCATCCTTCTCATCCTTCTCATCCTTCTCATCCTTCTCATCCTTCTCATCCTTCTCATCCTTCTCATCCTCACCACCCTCCTCACCATCACCCTCCTCACCATCACCCTCCTCACTGCCCCCCTGGCTCGTTTTTTTCACAGGAAATAACATGCTCATTGTCAGAACACTACAGAGTATAAGAATCACAGGGATGAAGAAATACGTAATTGGGGCACATTTATTTCGTGCAATATGATACCATAAGCCAAACTGTATAGGCGATAACAATAAGAGGCCCCACTGGCCTGAAAAAAGTAAGAGTGCACAATTGATTACGATCCCAATCAGGAATAAAATTGAAAATACTTTCCGTATTTCGTGACCTCTACAAAAGTCAAAAAATCCGTTTCCTGTCAGGGCTGGTTTCTTGTTTAACTCCATTGCTTTTATCTTAATATTTTTTTTTCACGAATTAGAGTAAAGTGATGACGACGACGAGTACAATATTAGCTACCTTAAATATGTTCTGTTGATGATAACAGTGATATGCATCAAAAAAGTCTAAAGAACACCACTACAGGGCGTCTCGTATTACTATTAAGTGCAATTAAAAAATAAAATAATGTTGAATAAAAGTAATGACATATTCAGGTGATGGTGCTTCGGTTACAGCTACGGGGTTCCAAGAAAACAGTGCAGGTGGGAACGGTGGTGGTGATGATGACGGGTATAATATTAGCTACCTTACATATGCTTTTCTTTTTATGATAGCAATGATATGCATTGTTATTGTGATTAAACATAGTAAGTCAAAAAAGTCTAAAGAACACCACTACAGCATGCCTCGTATGAGGTTTCCTAATTACTATTGAGTGCAATTTAGAAATAATATAATGTTGAATAAAAGTAAATGACATTTTCAGGTGATGTAATGACCACGAACAAAGCGAATTCTGAAGAATTTAACGTACAAGATAAATCAATAAGATACAAACCATACCCTGGTCATTCATTTCTTAGTTTACAAATTAAGAACATCGACATAAGCTCACTTGGTAATGGTGGGTCTGTCACGTGGCATTATGAAGACGACGTTACAGAGACATTGGAAATGAGAAGGGACGGTGGATCCCTCATTTTACTGAGTAAATATGGCAAGGAGATTAGCCTTAGCAACACATGGTCCAGGGACAACAAGGATAGATTTGTAGGGAACGCATTCATTCAGAGGAATTTAGTATTATCAAAGCACATGGGAATCGAACGATTACACACGAAAGATTGGGAAAACGAATGGAAATTCATCACTGGTCCAGTGAAACATATTACTTTTTATCATGAAAAAGGTTATCAAGATTATTCAGGTGGCTTCCAAAAAGTAACACTCACATGGTCCAAGTCAGATCCCGACCCGGATGCTAGTGCTAAATTCAAGCCGCTGGAAATAAATATACCTGCAAACCCCCCAGCCGGTGGTTATCTCCCCTCTGGTATTTTTCAAAGGTTTAATGCAAGTACTTATAAAGATAAAACGACATGGGAAGATAAATATTTCAGTAAGAGTCGATTCCATGCTCGGAATGCTCAGGTTGGCTCAAGTCTAAAACACATGCGAGGTGCCCGTCGAAAGTTTGCATACGTAGAGGGTGATTCGAATTCCAAGTGGGACTTGACAGATGGATTTGACCGTGACAAATGGACTATTGCATTCGTTACTAGGTATAACTTCAACCTAGACGGTCCGAAACACGGCCCGCAAAATTCAATATTGACTGCTCCGAGCTATCCGGAAGGCACAACCTTTGGTCATTACCAGGGCAAGGCCGGTGTTTCTGTGGAAGGAGGTATACCGTTGGAGGGCTCACTTTATGGGGGTATACCTGGTGATAAACAGCAGTGGATATATGGTATTGCACAAAACAATTATCTTTGGGTTAGAGGTGATGATGCAAAATGGCATAGGATGTACGGCGGACGAAAACTCACGCCACATAAAGTGACAATAAATAACTCACGCCACATGAGAACTTCAGCTTGGAACCTGGCAGATTTTATCTACTGGAAAGAAAAACTTCCTGGTGGAAAAATAAGAGAGATTAGAAGGTTTTTAGATGATTATGCGGATGGCAAAATAGACGTGTTTGCTGAGGAACCCCAGCCCACGCCACCCGCTACGCCACCACCACTACCCCCCCCCGCACCAGCACCACCCGTGTCAGAAGAACCCTTCGATGTACACCAAAACGAGCACGGCAGTATAAAAAAAGATAACCCTCACCCTCAAGGTGGATATGCAGATATTCTCATTGATAATTTTAGAGTTAGAGATGGCTCGCCAAGCGGGGAAATTCTCTTCACCTATGAGGATGGCACAGTCCACACAATTGGACCTATTACGGAGAACTCTTCATCCGGTGTTCTTTGCTTTCCCAAGTGCAGAAAAAAAGAAGATATTGGTCACTGGAATGCTAATGGTCGGCAAGACCATTATACCGCATATTTGTATTCTAACACAGACCCTTACCAATGGAGAATCATAAACTATAATCTAGATCACACTGATAAAAACGACGACTGGTATAAAACGCTTAAATCTGTTGAATTCAAAGCCAATAAATCCCCAGGATCTTTCTATGGAGTTCAAATCAGTTGGTACAACATTTCCACAATTCCTCCTCGAGAGAATGTGGAATTATTGAGACGAAAAAGTAAAAAAAGATCCACTGGTCTCGAGCAAACGCGTTTGATTTCAAATACTAGAAATAAAAGCATTTCAAACTTTATAGGTACTGTAATTCCTGAAAAACAGGAACAGCTCAAGACTTTAAAGAAACGGCTAGAAGAATCCAGGAGTCTAACAACCAGTTCATCTGAGACAAAAAAAAAGAGCAGGACACGGAACGAAGAGGTACAAAAACGCATTAAAACAAAAACTGAAACATTGAAAACGTTGACTAGTGATGCTACTACCATCGACGAAAAGCTGATTACACTTAGAGCAGATTATGCAAAAAAAAGGGAAGAAATAAAGAATAGTGATGTTGAAATAAACAAAATTAATAGAAGAATTGATCGAGTAGAAGAATTGAGCAAAATTAAATCTGAACTGGTCAGGGTGAACAAAGACATAGAGAAGGAGGCCGCAGTAAAATTACAAAAATAAAAAATTGTCAATTGATAGCTTTTTTTTTGGTACATTAAGGTAATGTTGGATAGATTCTCGATTAGATCGGGACATAAATTCCAGAAAGAAAGAAAAACTTTCAACCCTCTTAAATTTTACAGGGCTGTTATAACAATTGTAAATATTGATGAAAGTAAAAGATCTGATGAAATTTCAATTAGATTTGTATACGATACTCACCCAGAAGACAAGATCACAATAAAGGGGGAAGGTAGTTTTAAAAATAAACAAAATAAAGAATTAGAATTTAGTGGCTTTTATAAGGTGCAAGATTTCACTGATAAACTTAGAGATTTTCACCCAGAATGGAATTCGAGTTACACAATAGAAATGATAGAGAGGCTTCAGGAACCACCCACAAAAGATATCGACGAACAGGAGTTAACAACACTTGTTTCACTTCCTGAAAATGAACTTGCTCTAAACATTATTGCAGAGAATCATTCCCTGAAGGAAATTTGGTTTGAAACTTCCAGTGGAAGTACACTCAAAGATATAGAACTATTTTGGGTGGAGTCTCAGCACGACCCAAAAGTTTATCAACACGAACATCACAATAAAAAATTAGATACATTTATAACTCGTTACAAAGAAATTGAGAGCAAAGCAGATGAAAAAATTCGCAGAACAAACGCACTCATAGGACAGGAAAACAAAATGCGATCTGAAATATCTGACGACACGAAGGAGTTTGACGATAAGCATCCAGCGCTTATTCAAGAGGAAAAAGGTCTTGATTATAACATTAAGGTAAAAAACCAGCATTTGGATCATCAAAGACGTGCAAGTGACGCTATCGAAGATGGCTTTCAAGGGGTTGACGCAGAAATTCTTCGGAAAAACGGAATATTTAAAGAACAAGAAGAATATCTCAAGTCCCTAAGTAGCGAATATGACGACGAGACACCAATAGAGGATCAGACGGAGCTACTAAATGAAAGAAGAGCACATCTCAAGTTCCTAAAGCAACTTCCTACCCCTCCACCTACCCCTCCACCTACCCCTCCACCTACCCCT